ATCATTTAGATACACATATACAGCACGGTTGCTTAAAGCAGTTATACTGTGTTGTGAATCTATTGCGTATTGTGTTTCTAGATCATCTTTAACTGTATAAGTTCTTGTACTGACATTTTCACCATATCCTGCCATATCTTCATGGTAAAAAGGAGAACTACTATTTTTACCTTCTACAATGGCTAATATTATTTCATCAACTCTATCTCTAACAACACCTTCGTATGCTGTGCCAACTGCTTTTGTTAAAAAACTATTGTACCATTTTTCGTACTCTTGATTTACATATTCTATTGATCTGATTACGTTTGCTTGTTGATCAATCAAACCGAACACAGCAGGCAATAAAGGTCCTTGATGTTGCTGTATTTTTCCACCTTTTAATCTAGCATCAGGTTTATCACGTAAGTTTGATACGCCTGGAATAGATCCAGTTACATCTGAGTTTTTGTCTTGGATATCTTTGACGTGACCTACTATCTGTCCTAATGTGAAAGTACCTATTTGTTTGTTTTCTGTGTTAGTCTCTAAATTTTCTGCTACTTCATATATCCCCTTGCTATCAACTTTGTCAGCACTGCTGTATCCTTTAATTCTTATTTGATCGCCGAGTTCTAATTCTTCAACAAATTTTACATATTTGTTTACAGTACCGTCTACTAAAGTATAGTCGGTTGTTAAATTTTTATTAATGCCGTTTACTTTTACCGATATTTCTAGATCTGCAATATCTATACTATTTTTATAAAAATCAATTGGGAACAATAGTTTTTCCACATCGTCAGCAATGAACGTTCTTATTACTCTTTGTTTACTTTCTACTGTTCTTTCAATCCAAGCATTACGTGAATTGTGTGTGGATATACTTGTAGTATAGTGTAAATGTCCCTCTGCTAAATTTTTTGTAACTGTTTGTTTTCCAGACTTGTATGTGAAAGTACCATTAGTATGATCAGAATCAAATACAATGTCGCCGACATTGTTAATTGTTTTGTATTTTACTTTAATACCTAAAACTGTATCTGTTGTAGCACTGTCACTTGTAGCATATTCAAAAACTTTTGCTCCAACAAAATCACTGGTTGGATATGTTGTAGCATCATCAAAACTTATATGATTATTGTCCCACATACCAAACAATGGTTGTTGATTAACCTTTGTTTTTTGTTGTGCTGTTTTCCATATATTTGTTGCACTATTATAATAGAAAGTTTTACCTTCATTGTCAGTGCCTTTTTCAACAAAAATTGAATCTCCATCAGCAGGCGTTCCGTCAGTTGCTTTAGTTAAAGAAATAACTTGAGAACTATCAGACGCTGTTATAAAACTAACTTTGTAAATGTTATTTTTAACAAGAGTGTCTGTGTCTGCTGTAAAGATTATACGCATACCTTCTTCTAAAGTTATATCATCTACTGAAAATCCTGTTTTGTTAACCACTGTGCTAAAAACATCTGTGGTAGTTGTGTCAATTAATGTGGCATGATCTTTAGCCACTGTTCCGTAGTTGTATAGTGCAAGTCCAGAATCAAATTCGATAATAGGTCTTTTGGCTCTATCTGCTTCATCTAGATTAGGTGTATACCCGCTAATTCTAGCAGTTTCTTCAATAACTGATCTATGAAACCATCTATTATATCTCGACCATGCATTACGATCTCTTGAATCTCTTTTTATTGTTATGTAATCCATTGTTTCTGATCTATATAATGCTTTGGCATAAGGTTGTGAATCATAAAGAAAAGAGTCAAAACCAACTGTAAATTCAGTTGCAAAACTAGCAGGTGTAATCAGTTCACTTACATCAGTTAATGTGATACTATCTCCTACTCCATCAACATAATATTCCTTGTTTCTATATGCAGTATCAACTTTGCTACTTGTAAAAGAAATTTTACTACCGTTTGATAAATCAAATGTTCTTAAACTATAATTTTTTGCTCCAATTATATCTTTTTCAGGATTAATATCATCTGTACTTTGTATTGTTGTAATTTGTAACGAACCATTCATATTATCATGATTACCACATTGATAATAAAGTGTACTAGGACCTGACGTTGGCACTGTAAATGTTATTGTACCAGAATCTGTTCCGTTGTTTGTTACACCTGTACTATAAATTGTAGATGTCGATCCATCTGCCGCTACTCCCTCTTTATATGGTTCTGTCATTATCCAAAACGGATGGCTTTTGGCGTCTACATTAAAGTTATATGTGTTACCTCTGTACAGTTTTAATATAGGATTGTCTGTACCATCTTGTATAGAAAAATTATAAGCACCTTCATTAACATTGGTTACCTTATATTCTGCTACAGCACTTGGACCTACTGAATCTATTTCAATACTATTAGGTCCTTCAGGCAACCAGTAATATTCTCTGTAATTAACTAATTTGTCATAATCAATTGCTGGGTTCCAACTGTAAATTTTTTCCTTGTTCAATCTATCATGATTGTTTACTTTACCGCCAAAATAACTAATTTGATTTATATAGTCATCATATGTTCCTGTAAAGCCAACTTGATCTTCAGGATTAATTGAAGTTGTATCTTTTTTAGTATATGTAACAGCAGGTTCTAATTGATAAGCAAATCTATCTGTACTAGTTGCTGTAAGATATCTATCTGTTGGCTTTCTAGTATAAGCATCTTGTCGACCAATATAACCATCTAATCTTTCTAATGCTCCTTTTTGCACCAAAGCATCCATTGTGCTGGATAAAAATCTTTGGTTAGAATCTGTTCTATAAAAAGCAGGTAAATGCTGAACTGTTCTACGCAGTTCTGTTGTACCTTGTTTTACAACTTCTTGATTTGTTAAAGAGTTTGTAGGATTATCTGCCATTAGTATCCTGCCCCACTACTGCCGGTACTTGAACCGGATCCTGCGGTAGTGGAACCTGACACTGCTGAACCTGAAGTTGTGTATGAAGTGGTTGAAGATGTTGATGTAACAACAGTCCCAGATGCTACTAATTGATTTGCACCGATGGCTGTTATCATTGAAACATCATCAACGGTGGCCCCACTGATAAAAATTTGGTCTGCGGCCGCATCAATTTGGAATAAAGACCCAAAACTTTGTCCTGTTTGATTTGGTACAATCAAAAGCGTCAATAAATCTGGTGCTAATTGAGTATGTACATACGCGGCTAATTCTGTAAAATAAAAACTGTCTCCAAAATCCCAATTGTCTAAAGCAAAAAATTCATTAATTGCGGCAATAATTCTTGTTTTTATTACTGCATCTGTAACTTTTGTGTTAGGATTTTTAACAACTTTAAATGTTGCTTGTAAATTATCATCTGCATTTGTACCAAATAATATTTTATATTTTACAGGATGATAGATAATTTGATCTGACAAACTTTTTAGTGGATTTAGTGTTCCAGAATAATTAATTCTTAATTGATCACTAGTACTAGGTATAGGTTCTAATCCACCATCTTGTAACCATATTCTGTACAAGTTGTCATATGTTCTTTCTAAAACGTATAAGTCTACAATGTTTGACACAGCAGGATCAATACGAGTTTCTTGTCCTGCATGGTGTTTGTATTGGAAATTAATACTGCTTCTGCCACGATATGCAACATAATCTGTTGATGTGCTTAATGTATTTGTTGTAGAACTGTATTTTTTAATAACATTTTCTGAATCGTCGTAAAAATAAAACAGTTGATTGTCATCATATGTTGTTGTAGACAAATTAATATCTGATTCGTTTTGAGTTACTACAAAATTAGTTGCCGCATATGGTTTATATCTTTCAATGTTATTGTAACTAATGTATTTTTCATAAAACACAAATTTTGTTGCTGGTGTTGTGTCGGGTTCTACAAAAATATCAAACAGTTCTGGATTGTCAACTACATTATCATCGTCGCTATCAAAAAATCCAACTTTAACTTTTCTATTGTCTTGGAAACCGTCTGCTTCGGTTACTGTATCTGCAACTGACCACGTTAATGGATAACCAACTGCATTTCCAGTAGACACAATTGAATTTGTTTTTAATATTTTTACAGAATCTTTAACAGTTTTACCTGTTTTATAGTCGTAAATTTTTTCTTGTGTTTCATAATGAAATCTATTTTGTGATTCTGATTCGAAAATATAATCCAAACTTCTGTATACAACAGTGTATGTGCTTCCGTCATTAGTAAATTTAAACCACCAACTAGCATCTAAATTACCATCAGTTATATCTCCTTTGTTACTTAAACTAAACACAGAACTTGTACTTAAATTTGTTGCTGTTATTACTTTCCAAGTTTCTGACTCTTCATCATATCTTATACCAAACTCTTCATATTCTTCAATACGATCAATCAAATCTGTTTTTAATGTGTCACTGAATGTTGTGGTTAAATTTGGAATAACACTATCAACTATTGAACCATCTGGAATAATTTCTGCTAATGTTACAGGTCCTACACCCGATTCTAAATTACCTACACCTTCATTTGCACCATCATCTACAACTGCACCTATTTTTGCCCATGCTCTGTCTTCTGCATTATCTGTACCTACTGTAACAAGTGTATTGTTTAAAAATTCTCTAGTGTCTGGTGATGTGAATTTAACTAAAGCACCAACTTTTGCGTATTTAAAATTAGATGTTGCCCAATCGCCAATTCTTAATGCACCTCCCGACGTGAAATATCCTGTGTTAGTATTTGTTGATGTTGTAGTTGAATTCCATGTTGCACTTAAACTGCTTAAATCTTTAGTGCCGTATTTAAAATAATAAAAGTGTCTTGAATATGCTTGTTTAATTTTTGGTTCTATATCAGTGTTTATTGTGCCTGAAATTATATTTCTATTATTAAACGTAAATGTAAACTGTTGTGTTGATTCTTGTCTGTATAAAATACCATCGTCAGCAAATACATTTACATCAGAATATGCACCTGTAGGATCTAATATTTCTTTTGCTCTTGATATTCCTGATGCTGATCTGTTTACTGATCTTACTTTAATAATTTCTTGTGATGCAGATAACGGCATTACTTGGTAATCTTCTGCTGTAATCATTCTATTTTGCGAATAGTAAACCTGTGCGGCTTTTTCTTTAATTGAATCATTTGATTCAGTAGCGGCTGAATTGTATACACTTGCTTTTAAACTCATCATAACTGTTAAATTTTGCTGTGCACCATTTCTGTCTATGTATGGTACAATTGTTTGAACATTTGTCATGTCTGCAGGTTGAATTGCATACTTGGCATTATCACTTACTCTAGTATAAATTCTAAATGTGCCTAAAGGCAAGTTACTAAAATTTCCATCACCAAATACAAGATCAATAGTGTCACCTACTTTAGTAACAACATTGAAAATATTTCTTTCTGTTTTTGCTAAAGAATTATAAACAGCATTGTTACCTGACAATGTTGGAACCTGTCCCCATTCTTCTAATATTTGTCCAAACTCGTCTAGTTTATACAACCATACATCTGAATTGTTCACGTTAGGAGTATTGAAACTTTTTATAAAATTGGTAACTGCTGTATCTACTGAAAAATCTTCATGTTGCATTGTACCTTGTTTAAACAACATAAAGTATCCTGTGTTATTTGAACTATCTCCAGATCCATCTGCTCTGTAAGTGTAAGTTAAACCTGTTCCGTTGATTGGAGCAGATTCATATATAGTTTCTGACTCATTAATTGTACTTGGTACTATTTCAAAATTTCTTTGAGTTCCACCTACATTAGAATTAAAAGTAAAAATAGGTAAGTCATTTTGATTTGAACTTATAGTATAAACTTCTGTTGTTATACCACCAACTATATCTGACTCTCTAGGTTTGCCAATTAACTGTCCTGTTTGATTAGCCGCATTTAATATTGCTGTAAATTGTTCTCTATAATTGTTGTTAGCAAAATCATTCCATATTACTGTAGAGTTTGATAAATTTGTACCTGTGGAATCAAATACGTCCTCAGTAGTTGATAAAGAATCTATTTTTAATAAACCTGTTGCAGGTTGATTTCTTTTAGCATTGTAACTTATTAATCTTGCTAATCTTAAAATACTGTTTCTTCTTTCTGCAGTTTCTAAAAAGTTTTCTCTAGCATTTAAATCTACTCTGAAAGAAAGTGCCTGTGATATGTAAGCAATTAAGTCTATTAAGGCAACATATTCAGAACTTTCTACAAAATCATTAAAATCATCTGGGTAATTTTCACGTAGATATGCCACCATTGTTCTACGTAGTGTTTCAAAGTCGTAACTTTTGAAATCTGCCTGTTGAAATGACTGGTAAATCTTACGCCAATCTTCGGCAACTAATAATCTGTTTTGTCTATCTGTTGTGGCCATACTGTTTATATGGATATTTATGTATTAAATTAACGGCGTATATTAAGATAGGCGTAGAAGCGAGTTTTCGTCAAACGCAAAACGTAATTTTTCAGTAATATCTAGCGGTACATAACGTATTGTAGCCTGTATGGCTATACCTTTATCTGCTTCTGTAAGTAGTATTTCTTCAGTTGCAATACGTGGATCTGCATTGAGATTCTCAGTAACGTCTTCTACAATAGCATCTTTTAGATCTTCTGTTAGTGGTTCAAACAGTGCATCATATATTATTGTGCCAAACTCAGGATTTTCAACTCTTTCGCCCTTCCGTACCGACAAACGGTTTATGAGATCCTGTTTAGCACACTCAAAATCATAAACCTTAAAGTTCTGCCTTTCGGCTCTTGATGAGAAACCTTTAAATGTAACTGAATTGTTACTAAAATTTTTTTCTGTATTTCCGTCGTATGCCATTAACTTAATCTTCCTGTATTCTTGTATTTAAACGAATAAATGTTTATACCCATTGTCTTACTATTTTCATCGGTGAAATATACTTCCAAACGCCCTTGATATTCCGTCTTTAACTGTATTGGCCGCTTGCATTATTCTACCTTTGGCTTCGTCCCTCATACTTGGAGGAACGTTATTTGCTGATCCTTTAGAGAAAAATTTACCTGCATTTTTAAAAATATGTTTGGCGGCTTGTACTTTCAACTGTGGAATACTAACACTAGTCAGAGATCCTCCTGTTACTTTGTTTATTAAAAAACTTCCAATGTTTTCTTTTGATAAATTTGGAAGTACTGTTGCCACTTTGTAAATTTTATTGTATTTGCCTGCAAACCCATCTGCTAATTTTTTTGCATTATTTAAACTAGCACTTTTAGTTCCACCTGTTGCATAACCCATATCTTTTAACTGTTTCTGCCAACCTGATAACTCTTTCGTCATCTTTTTGATATTTTTGTCTGAGATACCTAATTGTCTACTATATTTAGAAAGCATAGTGCTAGCATTTGCCACGTAACTATCTTTTGCTGATAAGCCAGTTCTATATGCATCTCTAGGATTGTATAAACCTGTGTCAGTTAAAAATTTTAATTCTTTTTTATTTAGATTCTTGTTGTTAGCAAATTTCTTTTCAATACTGTCCGCCATAGTTACGGCCTGGGTTCTAAAAATCTTTTTACCTCTCAATATCTTTGGTACATTATTTTCTGAAACATACTTCGCTTGATCAGCAAGGTACTGAAGTTGTCTTTGACGTTTGTTTTTACTTTCTCTATTCTTTTGTGCCATATATTCTTTTGTGCCTGGTGTTTTAGACAATTTTTCCCATTCTTCTTCGTCTTGCCATTGAGATGTATCTTCGATTATACCTGATGGTGCTCTTACAAATGGCTCGTGTGTAACAAGTTGTGACACAGTAGTTTTAGTTTCGGCTGTGTTTGCTTCTAAAATCTCTCCTTCACCAACAGTAATGTTTACATCATTTTGCGAGTCATCTGTAAATATTCCTGTAGCATCTGGTGTTAACCAATTAGGACCCCACGTGTCAGCGGCTTCAACTGAATTAAAGTGTACCTGTGATCCTGCTAGGTGAACCTGGCCGCCTGCTCCATGCAATTGAGTACCTTCTGTGTATGAACTTATTCCATCTCGTCCTGCCATTCTAAAAGAGCCTTCTTCAGAATTTTGGAATATACCTTTTTTACCCATACCCATTAAGTAAAATTCAGCGTTATGTACAATACTTCCTTCTGATGTAAATCTAATATCATTAGCGGCATGGAAAGTCATATTACCACCTGAGTGTAAATCAAAATCTCCATCTGCTCTTAGATTAAATCCGTCCTGTGCATAGATATAAATTTTACCTTCCGGTGACATTTCAAACCAACTAGTACCTGTTCCATTAGCCAAATATACCACACCTTCTGTGTCGTGCATCAATAATTGATGTCCTGATGCTGTTCTTAATCTTGTTAATTGATTTTCACCTTGCTCATCTCCATCGTCCATCACAAATGTATGGCCTATACCCCTAGTTACATGATCATTAACTCTTACATCTTTAGTTCCTACTGGTTGTGGAGTGCTTGAAACGTCTTTTGGTCCTGGTGTACTTAATCCAAACACCTGACTTGGTGTTTCTCTACGTGCAGAACTTGTAGTAGTTCCTCTAACATCATCTGTACTTAATCCTTGGTAAGCAAGAACATCTGCTAATGGGTGAATCGGCTTGTTAGTTTTATCATAATTTTTAGCAGGGTTTGGATCCCCGGATGTCCTGTTTAATTCTCCTGCAGGTACAACTAATGTTCCATATGTTTTTTCTTTGTCTATATCAGAACTGTATTTTCCTGCTGGGCCGCCACTATCTTTTTTATCCCATGTTTTTTCACTGGCCGCTATGCCTGGAATCATGTGATTAGTTATAGGCTCTTGCACACACCCAATCCAAAATGCTTGATCCATATTACCTTCTGCAAATATTACTAAAACTCTCGTTCCTAAATCAGGTGGCACTGCCCAAAAACCATAACTGTGTTGACTGGATGAATAATTTGTATCTCCGGGAATGTTGTAATTTATATCTTTGTTCCCATAAAAAGGAGAAAGATATTCACAAATAATCAGGTTGCCGGTTACAGGATCGTTAGTTTTACTCAAAGATGGAATGTTAACTTGTAACCTACCCATTTTTAACGGATCTATATTATTTTTAACTATTCCAATATATGGACCTGGATTTCGTTCTGCCCACTGATCATCTGTACCCGGTGCGTTTGCAGTAGATGTATGTCCTTTTAACCAAGTTTTAATTGTCATATGTATTACCTAGGTGAATTATATTCCTTACTTCTTGTTGTACTCTTTGCTTTGCTTTGATTCTTATGGGGATTTGCATCACGAAGTACTTTGGGTGATCTGCTCAATTTACCAGTTTGTCCCATTTTTCGATCTGGAATTGCTATATTACTAGTAGAGGAACCAACAGATTGACGTGGTACTTTACTAATGTTACTGCTGTAACCAGAACTTTCTACAATTTTTTTGTTTCTTGCTGGTGTAACTGGTCTATCTTGATTATTATATCTTATCATAGTTAATGTTTGTGTAAATTTACCATCATTGAAACTACTGTCTATTTCCGTTACTCTATATAATCCTGAGAACACTGCCTTCTGTCCTGTAGATATTTCATAGATACCTCTTTTGTCATCTATGTCTTCCGGTATTAAAAATGTTAAATCAAGCATTGGTTCTGCTACCTCGGCATTAAAACATTTAAGTTTGGGATTCCATATATTAGTTTTTTTGCCTCCTGTAAAATATCCTCTATTCATATCTGTGGATATTCCAGGACCTGTAGGCCTTGGTGCTGGAGGTACAAATTGTGATTGCCCTAACCATGATGGATCTCCTAAAATTTGCATTCTAACAATAACCATATCTGCTCGTGGATTTGTTATTGCATCAAAAAACTGATCTAATTTTGAATCAGACTCACCTGTTTTGTTTGCTTTATTAGTTTTTGAAATACTTGTTTCGGATTTCAAATTGAGAACGCCCATTTTTCTATCTGGTATTCTTGTATTATCTGGAGCATTCATTAATTTTTCTTCAACATGAGGAATTGTAACTGGACGTTTACTTGATGATGCTTCTTTTTTAAGACGTGATTGATAATATGCCACTTTATAATTAATATCTAAATCTAATACGTCAATATTATCACCTGTAAAAATATAATTGTATGCTTTCGCTACGTAGCGTTTGGAACCGTTGCTTTGGTGTATTCCTGCTGTGACTACGTTGTATGCACTGATGTAATATGGTTCAACTACAATTTTAACAATTTTAGTATTTGTTTGTCTATCTGGGTCAAATTCTGTAGTGGGTTCAATACTAGAACGTATTTTAAAATATTTAAAATACATATCTGTTCCGTCGTTAGGGTTACCGGTACCTCTTCCTCTAACACCTTTTTGTACTTTTTCTGCCCACATCTCGAAGTTCTTTGTGCCATATTCTGGATGAGACTTCATTAATTCTTCTAGTAATTTTAAAACACTAGTCCCAGGAGAAAATTTAATAATGTCATGTGTAAAAGGTACCTCTACAGGTTTATCTGAGCCTCTTCTTTCTCTACTGGCCTCTTCATAAGTAGTATCTCTTGGTTTTTGGACCATTCCTACTTGAGATAGATATTTGTAACTTAACTTTTGATCGGGACCTTCCAAAAGTTTTTCATCTACAGTAATTTGATATGTATCAGGGAATTGATTTCCATAAACTGTTTTGGCTTCTTCCTTATTTTGCTCATTTAATACGTTTTGTAATTCTGCAACTGCGTCACTTAATTCGAGGCTTGGAGAAGTTAAGGTACCAGATGTTCTTGGATACATATAAAGATTTGAAAATGCAAATTCATTATATGGTATTGCAATTACATTATAGAATGCGCCACCTTGATTTACATCTATATCCATTGTGACTAATTTTATTGGTATTGCCCGTTTTGTAACATCTAAATTATCTGAAAGAATTTTTCCGTTTTCATCAAACCCTTTGAATTCTATTGTTAGCAAATACGGTGCATCTAGATGATCTAGATAACCATTTTGATATGCGGAATCTTTTACTTTTTCTAATAGTGTTAAACCATATGGCTCGACTAACTCCATTGTAATATTAGTTACACTGGTAAGACGTCTTTTTGCATTGTGACCGGGTATTGATTTAATTTCTACATTTTTAAAATAAATGTCGTGATTTTTTCCTAATTCAGTATTTCCATAACTTTTCATCTCATTCGGATTATTTGTGTCCAATGCTGAAGAGGTGTTGCCTGCTCCAATACCAGAACTTTGAGCAATTATGTCATGCGGTGCACTTTTAAAAAAAGATTGTGGATTTCTAATTTCACCTTGATTTAATGCTGACAAAGTAAACAGAGGATTGTAACTAGCAAACTGATGAAGTATGTTTGGTTCTGGTTCTGTTAATTCCCAAACTTGAGATCGCATTCTATCATACGATGCTTGATAATGAGAATTATAAGGAGACGAGTAATCCTTTGTAGTAATTGGATTGTAGTAATCTGCTCCTCCTCCGTGTTCTCTATTCATTTTGTTACCTTGTGATGGATCAAATTTTGTGCCAGTACGATAAAATCCAATATTATTATCATTGTTTAAAAATGCATCTCTTTTATCATTTACTGCTTTAGATCTTGATATTTTATTAACCTGATCCCAAGTTTGTGCTTTCCATTCTGTTTTTCCGTTTACTTTACTCTTATTAAATTTTGGAAGTTTTCTAGCCTGAGACACAGGACCATTATAATTGTAAGAATGTTCTTCTATAATATTATCGTCTTTGTCGTAAATTATTTTAGTATAAATTTTCATAATTTATACTCCTAGATCTTTAAGCACATTTTCTTTTTTAGGAAGTTTAATTGTGACTCCTGGTCGAAAATCATATATAGGATCTTCAATTTCGTTTGGATTTCTTTGAGCAAAAACCCACCACAGTCTTGGTGTGCCATATAAGTCAAATGATAATAGATCAGGCCTATAGGCATAAGTTCTTTCTATTGTGTAACTTTGGTCATCACCTTCTGCTGTGATTGTTCTTGGATTTAAAATATCTAATGAATCATCGAATTCTTGTGTTGCAAAATAAGGTGATGTTGATGAATACTTTGCCATTAAATAAATCCTATTTCGTTACGGCCTTTACCGTTAAGTTGGCCTTTTACAAATTTACTCATTGAGAAATTTTTAACTGAATCTCTTGAGTAAATTGGTGTAATTAATACTGAAATATTTGAAAGTGTTGGTGCCCATGTTTGTGGAACATTAGCATCTGGATCTGTCATAGAAAACTCTTCAGCATGAGGTAGATCTTTCCACTTGGTATGATCCTCTCCTTGTTTAGTTGAAATGTAATCAATTCCTGATCTCAATTCAACGTTAAACGTGTTTATAACTACAGGCACTTTGTTAAACATATGATCGCCATAACCAGATAAATGCATAATTGGTGGTGGTGATCCTTTTAATCCGTATAATCCTTGATCGCTACCAAAGAACATCTTTGTCGCTGTTCTTAAAAAATTAACTGTGGCAACCCAATACCTGGCATCTTCACTACTTTGCACAGGAAATTCTCCTAAAATATTCATTTGATCTACTTGTGAATTTTGATATGCTTGAGCAGGATAATTGCTATGAATTTGATCCATTGCATTATAATTTGCTGTATGTTGAATAACCATATTTGGTGTTAACGGCCAAAAGAAACCTCTACTTTCTTTTAATGGGTCTAGTAACTCATTGTTGTCAAAAAAGAATCCTTCTAAAGGAGATCCTTGTGGCACTTGTAATCTCACACGCCAATCTTTTTTATTTGCTCTACCACCCCATTTGGCTGAGGCTCTTGTAAGACGTGAATTTCCACGGATACCAGAACCAGTTAAACGTTGCCATGTGCTATTAATAGCGCCAACAGCCACATTTTTGACTATTTTTCCTACTTCTCCAAAAATATTTTTTGCCATATTATTTTCCGGTTGTGTTTCCTTGTAAAATTTTGTATACTTTAACTATATTTATAGGCATAATAATAGGCACACTTTATTCCCCATACGACACGATTCAACAGACCTGTTTGTGGTCATTTACTAAAAATTAGAGATAATTATGAAACGAGTGAAATACCTAAATAACC